GCAAAATGGGCGAAGAAGCACCATGCTCTTAATGAGCAATAACTTTAACTAGAGGTAAATAAGGGTTAGTCTCCTTAGTTATCTCCCTATAATGCTTAAATGCACAGGAGAATAATATGGCTGATATAATAGAAGAAGTAGAAGAAGCAGTTGCACCTGAACAACCAGTGGTAGAAGACCAAGAAACAGTAGAGGCAAAACTTGAGAAAGAGCTTACACCAATCAAGGAAGACCCAGTTGTACAGGAAGAGGCAGTTGCAGAAGAAGAAGATGACTTACCAGAGAAGTATAGAGGGAAGTCTGCTAAAGAGATTGCAGAAATGCACCAACAAGCTGAAAAACTTATTGGTAAACAAGGCTCAGAGGTAGGCGAACTTAGAAAGGTAGTTGATGACTTTATTTCTACACAAACTTCGAAAGAATCACAGACTGAGGTAGAAGAACCAAATCCAGAAGAGTTCGCTGAGAACCCTGGTAAGCATGTTAAGAAACAAATTGATAATCATCCTGCTATTAAGGAAGCTCAAGATGCAGCTAAACAAATGAAGCGTACTGCTACATTGACTAGACTGAATGCTGAGTATCCTGACTTAGAGAAGATTGTTCAAGACCCTAACTTTGCTGAATGGATAAATGGTTCTAAAGTTCGCTCCGAGTTATACAACAGAGCTGAAGTACATTTTGATTATGACTCTGCTAAAGAGTTACTTACTAATTGGACTGATAAACAAGAAAGAATTGCTAAAGTACAAGAGACTAGTAAAATAGATAAAGATAATCAATTGAAAGCAGCTAGTGTTGGTACTAAAGGAAATAACGAACCTGTCTCTAAAAAGAAATATCGACGTAGCGATATTATTAACTTAATGCAGACAGACCCAGACAAATATGATGCATTATCTGATGAGATAATGTTAGCATATCAAGAAGGGCGAGTCATTTAAAAACAATATAGAGAGGAAATTAAAATGGCATATCCAACCCCACAAGTCACGAACACGACTGCTGCCGTTTTTATACCTGAGATTTGGTCCGACGAGGTCATCGCAGCGTATAAAGCAAATTTAGTTGCAGCGAATCTGTTCAAAAAAATGTCTTTCAAAGGCAAAAAAGGTGATACAATTCATATCCCTAAACCAACTAGAGGTGAAGCATCTCTAAAAGCTTCAGAAACAGCAGTTACACTTATTGCTGCAACTGAAACAGAAGTAATTGTACCAATTGATAAACACTATGAATACTCACGTTTCATTGAAGATATCACAGAAGTACAAGCACTATCATCAATGCGTAGATTCTACACAGACGATGCTGGTTATGCACTTGCAAAACAAGTGGATACTGACATGGTTCAACTAGGTCGTAGCATGAATGGTGGTGATGGTACTGCTGACTATGACGCAGGTTATATTGGTGCTGATGGTTCTACATTGTATGATGGTTCTAATGCAGCAGCATTAACTGACATTGCAATTAGAAATGTTATTCAGAAAATGGATGACCAAGATGTTCCTACAACAGGTAGATTTTTCTTAATTCCACCTTCAGCTAGAAACACTCTAATGGGTCTAGACCGATATACAGCTATGGACTTTGTTGGTGAAGCAGCATCTGCTAACACAATCCGTAATGGTCAAATTGGTAACTTATATGGTATCCCTGTATATGTTACTTCAAATGCTGATACAGCACAAGGTACAGACAGAGTCTGCCTAATGGGTCATAAAGACGCAGCTGTTTTAGTAGAGCAGTTAAATGTGCGTTCACAAACACAGTACAAGCAAGATTACTTGTCTACTCTTTACACTTCAGATACAATCTATGGTGTTAAAGAGCTTAGAGAAGATTCAGCTTTTGCTTTGGTTGTACCTGCATAAAGAATATTCCCCTCATTCGAGGGGATATTTTTATAGCTACTTTTCTAGTGGCTATAAAGATATCAATAGGAGAAACACATGGCAGTTTATAAATGTAATATTTCAGGTCAGACAATGGAAGTTCATACAGCTTTAGATATACAATCTATGGAAGTACATCCAGGATATAGTCTAGTAGAAGAAAAAGTAAAAAGTCCAGTAGTTGAAGCAATAGAAGAAGATGTCATTGACGACATTGTAGTAAAGACTAAAAAGAAAACAAAATCTAAATAGGAAAAGTTAATGGCTTTATATAGAGGACCAGGTGGAGCTAACGATGGTATACCAGCTTCATCATCAACAGAGTTTCCTGGAGATGTTAATGTCGCAGGTAATCTACATGTAAATGGAGATATAACTTCTGATGGAAATATTGATGGTGTTCATATTGGAGATGGCTCAGGTCTAACAGGAGTAATTACAGAGTTACCTACTTTAGCTGAGTTAGGTATAGAGAATCATGATTTACTAACAGTAGATTCGTTAGGTAATGTAACTGTTGCTAATGACTTAACTGTAGATGGTATTCTATATGGTGATGGTAGTGGATTAACTAATTTATCTTTACCTGATGTGTATACTAAGACTGAAATAGATACACAACAAGGTTTACAAGATACTGCTATAGCTAATAATGCTACAGCAATACAAGCTAACACAGACGCTATTGATAATATAGTACCAGGAATAGGAGATGCACCTAATGATGGTCAACAATATGCTAGAGAAAGCCAAGCTTGGTCTGTAGTAGCATCCTCTGGAGGAGGAGCTTCTGCTAATGGAGTAATTTATGAGAATGGATTAACTATTACAGATAATTATACTCTAACAACAAATAAGAATGGAATGTCAGTAGGACCAATTACAGTTGATACAGGTACTTCTGTTACTATTCCTTCTGGACAACGATGGGTGATATTATAATATGGCTACAACAATAAATGCAGATTCAAGTCACGGATTAAAACTAAGTTCAGATACAAGTGGTGATTTAGAACTACAGTCAAATGGTATAACTAAAGTTAAAATAACATCTAGTGGAATAACAGATACAAGTAATAATGTTATAACTAGCCAATCAGGTAAGAATCTTATCATCAATGGTAATATGAGTATTAACCAAAGAGGTAACTATTCAACTACAGTAAACTCTACAAATGTTACTCCTGCTGTAGATAGATGGTTAGGTAGAGGAAAAGGAAGTGCAGGTGTATTTAATATATTAGCTACGGCAGAAAACTCTAATGGATTTAATAATCATGTAGTTTTAGATGTAACAACAGCATCAACACCAAGTGGTACTGACAGTTATAGATTTCAACAAATGATTGAAGGTTACAATATAGGAAAATTAAATTGGGGTACTGCTAATGCTAAATCAATTACATTATCCTTTTGGGCAAAATCAACATTAACAGGAACATTTGGTGGTTCAGTTGCTAATGGTGATTACAATAGATTTAATCCATTCTCTTATACTATATCTTCTGCAAATACATGGGAATACAAAACAGTTACTATTGCAGGTGATACATCAGGAACATGGCATACTACTAGTGGTCTTGGTATAAGATTAAACTTTAGTATAGGTGCAGGTCCTGATAGATTAGGAACAGCAGGTACTTGGTCTTCTTCTGTATTAGAAGGTGTACCAGGTCAAACAAATCATATAGCAACTAATGGTTCTAATTTAAGAATTACAGGTGTACAGGTAGAAGAAGGCACAACTGCAACACCATTTGAGCATTTACAATACGGAGAGCAATTAGCATTGTGCCAAAGATATTATTACAAATGGGAAACTAGTTCATCTAATAATTGGGTTGCTTGGGCAATGGCAGCAAATACTACTAATATGTATGGTCAAGTACCATTTCCAACTACCATGAGAAATAACCCATCTTCTATTGAATATTCTGGTTTAGGTTGGTGGTTAGGTGGTGCAGTTACAGCTTTTTCAGCAGTTACTATTGCTGAATCTGGCAAAGATTCTTGTACTATGAATTTTACATCTACAGGATTAACAGCAGAAAAAATGTATGCAGTTCTTCCTAATGGTAGCAATAATTACATCGCATTTAATTCGGAACTATAATATGACAACTAAAGTTACAGACAAAGGAATTATCTACCCTGATGGGACAGAACAAACCACAGCAGCCTATGGCTCTGGTGGAACACCTGAAACTCCTGTAGATGCCTATACAAAAGAAGAAACTGATAATAAGTTTTATGATAAAGAAGAAATAGATAGCTTATTAGAAGGTTCTAGTGTTGCTATTGTAGGTAACTATACAAACAAATGGGCTAGTAATGTTGCTAGAGACCCTGGTGCTGGTAATTTATATTTAGTTGCTGGTATGGACTTTACAATGAAGTTTGAGGATGCTACTAGAATATACATTAGTAATACAGATGGTGATGGGGCTTTAAGAGACTTTGATAAAGTAAAA